AAGGAAATTGAGAATGAACTCAAATGAAATCCTTCAACTCTTGGAAAATGCAATTGACTATTCGTCAACAACTGATTACCACTTTGGCTTTACCGCCAAAGAAATTCACCGTAAGTGTATTGCCCATATTAGATTGTTGGATCAAGAAAACCAAACGCTAAGAGAAATGCTTGAAAATTGTAAAGATACTCAAACATTCCATCTTGGCTGGGGTAAAGGAAAGGATGAGTAATCATGGATATAGCTGAAGAGCTTTGTAAATGTACTCTATGTGGTTGTTGGGATTATCCTGTTAACCATCACAATGACTGTTCTTTGTGCGCTCAATTACAATATGGTAATGATGAATAATTAGCGTCCCCTAACGGGGACTGTTTTGGCTTCGTGGCGGAATGGCATACGCAGCGGACTTAAAATCCGTAGCCGCAAGGCGTGGGGGTTCAAGTCCCCCCGAAGCTACTGGCCCTTATAGCTCAGTTGGTAGAGCAACCGACTTTTAATCGGTTGGTCGCAGGTTCAAGTCCTGCTGGGGGCATTGTTAATTTTTACTTAAGGAGTAATTATGGAAACTGAATCAAAAGTAGTATCGCGTAAACGCTGTCCTAAATGTGCAGCACAAGGTAATGATACATCTGGTAACAATCTTGCTGTCTATGATGACGGTCATAGTTATTGTTATGCTTGTGAATTTTATATTAAAGGAAACAAACCAATGGAAACAATTGTAGAAGAGACACCAACATATGCTACAGAAAAGTTCCGAACAGGTGAGATCAAGGCTTTACCACACCGACGAATTAACGATAAGACTACTAGACAGTATGGATATGAAACAACCAACACAGGGGCAGAAGTTGAAAATTTCTACCATGCGGATGGTACACTACAAGCTCAACATATCCGATATGATGGAAAGAAGTTTGCTTGGCTTGGCGACACCTCCAATTTGCAATTCTATGGTCAACAACTGTTTCCTAGTGGTGGCAAGAGGATTCTCATTACAGAAGGAGCCATTGATTGTCTTACCATGGCCCAACTGTTTGACAATAAGTACCCAGTTGTGTCCATCCCAAATGGAGTTAATTCAGCTGTAAGATGTGTCAAAGATAATTATGATTACCTTGCTTCCTTTGAAACAATTGTAATTTGTTTCGATATGGATGATCCTGGTCAACGTGCAGCACGAGAAGTTGCTGAGATCTTGCCTCCTGGTAAGGCTAAGATTATGTCGTTGCCTCGTAAAGATCCAAATGAAATGCTGATTAATGCTGAGTCTGCTCAGTTGCTTCAAGCATATTGGAATGCAAAGACATACTCACCTGATTCAATTCTACACGTCAGTCAAATTGTTTCAGAGAATGAGAACTCATCAGTTCAAGTCTATGAGTATCCTTGGGATTCTCTAACAACATTCATGATTGGTCAGGACTCTGGTCGTCTTAATCTGTGGACAAGTGCCACGGGTCACGGCAAGTCCACTATCATCAGAGAGCTAATGGTCGATCATCTCAACCACGGTCGTGCTGTTGGTGGCGTCTTCCTAGAAGAATCTCCAGAACAAACTGTAGATGACCTTATCTCACTTAAGATTGGTAAGCCAGTCCGTAAGATTATGTCTCAACGTCAACTCAATGAACTTCGTAAATCCAACAACAAGTCTATTGTTGATATGGTAGAAGATAATCTAACTGAGGAAGAATATGCTGAAGCAAAGACCTATATTAGCTCTAAGCCTCTTTATCTTTATGATCATATCGGTAATGCTAATATCAATAACATTATTAATCGCCTTGAGTACATGGCTGTTGGCTTGGATTGCAAAGTCATATTCCTTGACCACATCACTTTGCTTGGTAATATGCTATTGTCTAGTGGTTCTGATTTCGGTAATGATGAAAGACTTGTTCTTGACTCGGTAATGAAGAAGCTCCGTGAACTAGTCGAACGTACTAGTGTCACACTCCATGTCATTGCCCATATCAAGAAAACTGATAAGAATGTAGACGAAGGTGATCGAATCAACCTTAACGATCTCCGTGGCTCAGGTTCTCTTGCTCAGATTGCAGATAATGTCTTTGCACTTGAACGTAATGCTCAGCACCCAGATCCATTGACTTGTAATACAACCAACGTACGAGTCCTTAAGAATCGTAAGGGTGGTCGTAGAGGTATTGCTACAGCATTGTTCTACAATGACCAAACATCCAAGCTTATGGATGTTCCATTCGTACTTACCCCTGAAGGAGAGGTGCTTTATCGCTATGAACAAGCTGGTGTTTGACATTGAGGCTAATGGTCTTAATGAAGTTGTTGCTGGTAAGAAGGATACTTACCTACCAGAAGCAAATAAGATTTGGTGTATGTCCATCAAGGATATTGAAACTGGAGAATCCCTGCTATTTGAACAGGATAATCTAGCTGATGGTGTTGAAATACTTAGGAATGCAGAGCTAATCATTGGTCATAATATTCTTGGATTTGATATTCCATTAATTGAACGACTCTATGGCCCTCTAAATAAACAACCTTATACTGAAATCCTAGATACATTAATCCTAAGTCGAATGATGTATGGGGATAATCCACCAACTAAGGATCAATCCCATTCTCTGTTGGCATGGGGTGAATATCTTGGTGAATCCAAGATTGATTATCAAGGTGGTTGGGATTCCTATACAGAAGAAATGGGTAAATATTGCCTACAAGATTCTGTTGTAACTGCAAAAATATGGGATCACTTTAGTCAGCAAAACTATATGGTTCAATATAGTCGCGCTATTAGAATGGAACATGTTGTAGCAGATATGATCAAGCGTCAAGTAGAAGCTGGGTTTGGATTTGACATTGACAAGGCTGAAGCCTTAGAAATGGAGTTGCTAATTGAAAAGTCACAGATCGAAGACACAATGCGTCGAATCTTCCCAGACAAGATCATTGTTAGACATTCTGAGAAAACAGGAAAGCGACTCAAAGACAAAGTTGAAGTATTCAATCCAGGTTCTCGACAACAAATCGCAGAACGCCTCCAAGAAAAGTATGGTTGGGAGCCAAGTACAACGGACAAAGGCAACCCCAAAGTGGACCATGAAGTTCTATCTAACCTAGAATATCCTGAGGCCAAGACCCTATGTGAATATTTCGATCTCATTAAACTAATGAGTCAAGTATCTGATTGGGTAGGCCGTGCTCGTAAATCTAGAGATGGCCGTATTCATGGTTATATTAATACTCTTGGTGCTGTGACTGGTCGTATGTCTAGCAAAGAACCAAACATTCAACAAGTTCATTCTGATCCTAGAGCAAGAGCATTATTTGTTCCTAAAGAGAGTTGGGTTCTTGTTGGCTCAGACCTCAAAGGTCTAGAGCTAAGAATGCTTGCTCATTATCTATATCCATTTGATAATGGTTCATATGCCAAGGAAGTTTGTGAAGGAGATATTCATACTCACAATCAAAAGGCTATGGAACTAGAGTCTAGAAATACAGCTAAGACTGCAATCTATTGCTTCTTATATGGTGGTGGTGATGAGAAGTTTGCCAAGACTATTGGCTCTTCTACTTACAAAGCCAAACAAACCAAGAATAAACTACTTAGTAATATTCCTGGACTTAAGAAGTTGATTGAGAATTGTAGGTTTGATACCTTAGATAAAGGTTTTGTCAAGCCATTTAATTGGCGACCTGTCTTTGTTCGTAAAGAACACGCAGCTCTCAATACTTTGCTTCAATCCTCTGGTGCTCATATTGCCAAGGCTTGGGCTTGTGTAGCTGATCAACGTCTTAAAATGGAGATTGGTCAAGATAAATTTAACTGGGTTGCTTCTGTTCATGACGAACTACAAGTAGAATGTCATCCAGACGTAGCTCATAAAGTTGGTAACATCCTCTGCGAATCTGCAACCACTGCTGGTGAATTACTACGCAGCAATTGTAAAATTGAAGCAGAATACAAAATTGGAAATAACTGGTCGGAGACACACTAATGCCACGAGATTATAAAGATGAATACGAAAAGTTTCAATCCTCAACTAAATCAAAGAAAGACCGAGCCCACCGTAATAAAGTACGACGCAAAGCTTTAAAAGATGGTCGTGTTATGAAGGGTGATGGAAAAGATATTGACCATGTTGATGGAAATCCAAGAAACAATTCTAAGAAGAATTTAAGAGTTGTTAGTAAATCAACCAACCGAGCTAAACGATGAAAGACATATTTCTTTGGATTGCTGTTGGTATTTTAGTATACACTTTTTATCAAATGTTACGTTTTGTGTGGGGCGACGATGAATGATGCAGTTTATTTTATGCGCCAAGTAAACGAGTTTATAGCTAGTAATCCAAATCACCCAATTGTAATCAAATATAATCGTGGAGATATTGGATTGGGTTATATTATTCGACATTGGCAGGAGATTCATAATGAGAATTATTCAAATTAGTGGTAAGGGCAGGGTAGGTAAAACTACCCTTGCTCATTTAATTGCCAAGTATTCACTTGATCTTGGTTTTAATCCAGTAATCCTTCCGTTTGCAGATGCTATTAAGAAAATGGCTGAGACAAATGGAATTACTAAAGAAGCAGATTCAACACAATATCGTGAATTTTGCCAAAAGCTTGGTGCTTCAAGACGAGCCGAAGATCCAGACTACTGGGTCACTAGGACTTACGAAACAATCCAAGAATACATGCTTAAAGAAATTGACAATAAGAAAGAGAAACCTAACTTTGAATATGTTATTATTCAAGATGATGTTAGGTATACAAATGAACTTGCCTTTGGGCGAGATCTTGTAGCTACTCAAATCTTTGTCTCTTCTGATTATAGAGAATTGTCAGAAGATAAAGCTGAATGGAGAAACCATGAAAGCGAAGCTCTTGCTAATGTAATAGAAGAGTCTTTTACTGGTGAAGCTCCAAATGATTATGATGAAACCTTTGATATTATTATCTTTAATGGAGATGGTTATCTACCAACTTTAGAAAAGGAAGTAAAGAATAATCTTCAGTTGTGGTTGGATATTGGTTATTTAGAACTTTCAGAAATAGAGGACTTGAATGAAACCAACGGAAGCAATTCTTGATGGAGATATCATTGCCTATAGAGCAGCTTTCTGGGCTGATTCTGAAGGCATTGAAGACCTTCCTGGTCGCATTGCACAAGATATAAAGAACTGGACCCCTGAGGGTGTAGATACTCTTTATATTGCAATGTCATGTCCTAGAAGTCACAACTACCGTCGAATGTTGTGGCCTGTCTATAAACAACATCGTGATGATTATAAATCCCCTGACTCAATGGGAGTGGCTTTAGAATGTATTTACGATATACCCAATACCACAGTACGTTGTGTGAACAACCTAGAAGCAGACGACCTTATTGGAATGTTGGTGTCCGAAGGCAGGGCAATTGGAGTGACGGTAGACAAGGATCTACGTCAGATTCCAGGCTGGCATTGGAACCCCGACAAGGAGCCAGAACCAGTCCAGGTATCTGGCGAAGAGGCCGATAAGTACTTCTATCAACAATGGATGACTGGGGATACTACAGATAATATCTGGGGTCTATGGAAAGTAGGCCCAGCCAAAGCTAAAAAGATATTAGATAATAACCCCAAGGAAACATGGGATGAGCTTATTATGACTATGTATAAGGAAGAAGACTGGGCTAAGCGGCCTGAAAATAAACGACCTGTTGAGATGTTTCGGGAAGAATTTGCCCTATCTCAAGCACGTTGTGTTCGTATTTTGCGTACTGG